CCGCGGGGGGCTCCCCCGCGCGCCCCCCCCCCCGCCGTCCCCGGGCTTGCCGACGCCATTGCCGCGGTGCACGAAACCACCGGCCTACCAGTGGGATTGCACACCTGCGGCTATAGCCCGGCGCGAATCGGACGGCTCCTGGAGCGTGCGGAAAGCACCCCGGACTGGGTGGGTCTGGACATTAAGGCCCTCCCCCGGCACATGCCGGAGGTGACCGGGTGCGCGGCCACCGTGAGCGGTCGGGTGTGGGACAGCCTGCGCCTTCTTGTCGACGCCGGCGTGGACCTACAGCTGCGAACCACCCTGTGGCGGGACTCGGTCATCTCCCAACACCTGCCCGAACTCCAACACCTGGTATCCGAACAAGGATTCGACCTGGTGATCCAGCAGGCCCGGGCCGCCGACGGCAGCCCATTCCAGCTGGTGTGATGAGGGCCGACATTAGGGTGGGAGGGGTGGTGGTGTGTTGATCTGTAAGCGTTGGGAGTAGGGAGGAGCGAGGGATGCCGTGGAGTGAGCGGCGTCGCCGCATAGAAGCGAGTGGTGCCGCGCAGGGATGCTTGTACGGAAACGTTGATTCGCTCAACGTATAAGGGACCGGCACACTGATAGCTTAATGAAGGCATAACTGTTGCGGCCCAACCGAACACAGCCCGAAACCTCACCTGGGGCCTAAAACCCGAAGAAGCGTGGGCAGGTTTTACAGGACCTGGGGCAGGGCTCAAGCCAGCCCGCTTGATGCTGATACCGATTTCGGCGATGCTAGCCATCGGCGGATCAAACACCATCAAGCGCCCTGCCCCGACTCAAGAAGTATTACGTATGGGAGGGAGTTAGCGGAAAAGCGTGGGAGGAGGGAGTGTGGGCAGGAATAAGGATCATGGGGCGTGGAGGATTGTCAGTAGCAGAATTTTTACCCCATAATTCGGCCATAAATCCCAGATTCCAGAGCGAATTTTGGCCCATTTTTGAGAATCATGCTATAAAATTCCCAGCTCATTTAGGTATTCTCCGCGTACGCGGAGGTAATTCAGGTTAGCCCCAGCCATGCCACCCAGCTGACCAGTATTCTCCGCGTGCGCGGAGGTAGTTCCCACCCGCGACATATCATCCCCCTCAGCAAGCGGTATTCTCCGCGTGCGCGGAGGTAGTTCCGAAGTCACGTTCCATTTTGTGCCATTTTGCAGCTTTGGTGATACCAAGTTTATTGCGTAGGACTCCATTGGGGTAGAGATAGGCTTCCCATCGGTCGTTTTCTTGTTTCCAGTCGTCGTACTCACTCATGAATGACTCGTGGTATCTGGTGGGGTGACCCCATAGCGCTGGAGGATCTCATCCCGGATTTCATCTGAGGTTTTTTCCCCTAGGATTATCCTAATGGCATCATCAATGTTCTGGTCGGTTATCTCATACCCCTCAAGACGGGAATTGGCGACAACATCGTCCAAGTGTTCTCGTTGTTCTGGTGTGAGCGGCGCGTTTTCACGGGTGTACATAATGATCTACCTCATTACTTATCAAGAGGAATAAAACTAACTTTACCTCTTCAAATATGGCATATTCCTAGCTATTACACAAGGTATTTAACGGTAAACCGGGTTTACATTTTTACATTATTTTACTTAATACTATGAATATTATCCTTATATGGAAGCTTATTCAGCTGCTGGGGAAACATGGTTCGGCTGGTGGTTGGTAGAACATTATCTTTCGTATCACGTTAATTGCCCGAATAGTTGTGATTCGGGGGAGCCTGCAAGGGGTAGAAAGGATCCGCCATACTTTCAGATGAGCTATGGATCGTTCGACCACATACCGGATAGCGTTGATTCTTTTGTTGAATCGCCTCTGCCAGCCTAGCAGGGGTTTGCCTGGTCTTCTCTTAAAAGGTGTATCACATCCTAACCCCACATATCCTTTATCCGCAGTTATATGCCAGGGCTGCATATAGCCAAATAAACCAGTGTTTCTTATAGCGGTGATGTCATGCGTTGATCCTGGTAATGGCTCGGAAATATAGAATATTTTACCTGCCTGGTCGGTGAGTATTTGCAGGTTATGCCCTGCCCTATGATGTTTCCCGCTGCACAAAGTTTCTAGCGTTTTTCCACCACCAGCATGGCACGAGCGTGCCATCGAGTACGTATGTTGGGACATAAGGTCTTTCGGCCTTGGCGGTGGCGGTAACACTACATCAAGGATGTTCAACACAGTATTAATGGCTCTGGAGATAGTGGGTTGGGACGTGCCAAAAATACCAGCTAGGGTTTGTTGCCTTATGTTTTCTTGCAGGTAGAGCATGGTGACCTGCACACTGGTGAACACTCCCAGGCTTGATGGGCAGTGGTGGTCTAGCCCTGATGTAGTGATGATATTTGCTAGGGTGAGGAGATTATCCGTGGTGAGTGTGCTAGGATCAGCGGTGCGGGGTCGATAGAGTATTTTGTTGTTTTTCACACTTACTATAAATACACTACCGGCCTCGTTTTCCTATGCTTTCGGGGGTGATCAGTTACCGGGTGGTGGGCTCGTTATTTACAACGCCTGAATAAGCTTCAATAAAAGGCCCAGCTCATTTAGGCATTCTCCGCGTGCGCAGAGGTAGTTCCCACCCTCGAACTCACCACCAAACCCCCCTACGTATTCTCCGCGCACGCGGAGGTAAATCCTATCCGTCTTTATTAACTTCTTATAAGAAACTCTTCACCCGAGCACGCAACTCATCCGCGAAACCATAAATATCCGCCACCACATTCAGGTCATGCATGTGCTCTTTCTTATCAGCATCAAAAATACCGATACGTGGCGTTTTACGGTCGAAATACAGCCGGGCAATAGGCTTACGGTTGTTGTCCTGGTAAAGAATGGCACAATAGCTCTTCGCATCACGGATCACCACATCAGTTGCCGGCACCTCAGAACAGCAAATAGCCCGAATGATGCTATACCCCTCAATCTCTTCATCAGTAGTGATGATCCCGTTATCCGCGCCGGTCTCTTCCTGCACGGGGCTGATGGTGGTGTCAGCGGTGGAGGCTTGGGAGGGTTGTTCCGGCATGGCTGTAGTGGGGGAGTCATCATAGTCTTGTGCTGACCGTAGCCGCCGGTTGGCTTCGTCCTTCAGTAGCTGTGATGAGGCAGTGGCCACGAGCGTGGTGAACGCCTCCAGGTTTTGGGCTGTCATGCGTTTCGATGTGATTTTGGAGGCGATGAATTTCACCCACTCAGGTGACGGCTCTTTCAAAAAACCGCTGAGAAGCTTTTTAATCTCTGCAATGTATTTCAGCTGCTCAGCATTCGTCGTGATAGTGTCCGAGTCGAATTTTGACTTGGTGCACATCTCCAGGTAGGGCAGCACGCGGGGGTCTATATTGCTCAAGTCAATCGTCATGAAGGGGCGTTCGTCCATGCGATTGACCGCATCCAGCTGGGCATAGAATTCGTACACCTCGCCGTTGGTGAGGATAGCGAATTCGGTATCGGTCGCGTTGAAGTAGCGTATCAGCTGTTTAGCGTGGTCGATACTTAGCGGCTCCCCGATCTTTTTGCACTCGATCAGGAAGCGGAAATCTTCCCCGGCTTTAATAGCGAAATCGACCTTCTCTCCCTTTTTCACGCCTATATCAGCGGTGTACTCGGGGATAACTTCGCGTGGGTCTGTGGCGTCATACCCTAGGACCGTGCTGATGAAGGGGATGATGAAAGCAGTTTTAGTTGCTTCTTCGGTTTCGATAATAGGTTTGAGGTCTTTCACCTTCGCGGCTAGAGTTTCGATGCTTTGCGCAATACTCACAGGGGGTTCCTTTGCAAATAGTGGAGGTTAATGCTTGGGATAAAAGCCAGGATCAGCTGAGGCCGCATGCGCTCACATGCCGGGTGCGGCCAACACGGTAGAGTCGCTCCCAGGTGCGCAGCAGGTGCATGGTAACACCTAGCTCTGCGGCCATGGCCACGGGCTCGGAATCGCATTCCCACGCGGCTTCTTCTACCAGGCCATCATCTAGCAGCTGATCAGCGGCCCACTCGTCGGCTTCGCGTTCATTATCCGGTGTGGAGCAGTCATGACTGTGATACACATGGCCTAACTCATGGGCGATAGCGCACACCCGGGTCACCGGGTCCAACCCATGCCGGGCATAGATCGTACGAGTCAGGGGATGCCAGCATGCATTCATACGTGGGGTAAGCGCCTCCATCTCGACAAGGTGAACGTTGAACTGACGCAATAAAAATTCCAGCCGTTGTTCAACATCATTCACAATGACTCCTAAAAACTGATAACTGACTTAAACAATTATGAAACAAATCCATGCCAGAAGCAATAAATTTTGGCGAAAAAATACGTGCAATAAATCTCAAAAACAAGGAAATCAAAGCGAAGTTGCACAGAAGCTTATTCAGCTTCCCCACACATGGCTGGTTTCCGGAGGTCAAGAGAGGCAAGCTAGATGGCATATTCTTTTTGATTTTCCACGGCTGAATAAGCTTCCAGAATCATAGTGATAACCGTGGAAATGCAATTCTCTGGGAAAGGAGCTGGAAATGTCATACATCGCATCCATCATCATTCGAGATGCTGCCGAAAAACCCGAGGATGTCGCTACCCAAGCCAAGAATTTAATCGCATCATATTTTTCTTCAGAAAAAGAATTCCCAAGTGTGCGAGTTCATGTGACACCTATAAAGCAGCGGCGTGACCTAGGAATCATCGAAATTGATATCTCGCAGTCTCGGGAACGCGAGCGGCTGGATCTCTTAAAGAAAATTTTCATGAAGCTTTGTGCTGAGACCGACTGGGGCATGGAGCTTGATTGGGATGGCATTGAAGTCGTGCTTTCCGGGGATTTTGAATACCTGCGTCGACCCCGCGGCAATGCTGACCCCGTCGTATTCGACCCGTATTCCGATGAGGAACAAGACAACCCTTATTGGGAAAGGGAAACTCAGCTAGCCGCTGACGATTAAGAGATTAATAGACCCCACTAAGCGCCTGGACTTTCGCCAAACAATCTCACCAGACTGGTGGGGTTTTCTATAGAAAGGGCACTAAAAGATGCAAATCAGAGCGCTACCTATAAGATTCTCCTGCGTATGCGGAGGTAATTCCACAATATGATAATTACCCAGGTTTTCCAGAGCCGGGCCAGGCCACACGTTGAGCAAGGGCCGGATCGGTCGGCCGTCGATAAGCTAACAACTTGGCACACACACCAACCAGCGTCGTCTAGAATCTTTGCTGGGGCGCGCCTGACGATGGCGGCCATTCGACAGAAGGAAAGCTCATGAAGGTTCTCATCACCGGCGGCGCAGGCTACATCGGCTCTACCATCGCAGCATGCTGCACAGACAATGGCATCACACCCGTCATCCTGGACGACTACAGCAAAGGGCTCCGGGAATTCGCGCGGCCGTATGCGAACTACGAGGGCGACATCGCGGACACCACCCTCATCCGCCGCATCCTGTCCGAACACCCTGATATTGATGCCGTCATCCACTGCGCCGCAAAAATCGTGGTCCCGGAATCCGTATCCGCACCACTGGCCTACTACGAAAACAATGTCGCTAAGTCTATTACGCTGTTACGCGAGCTCTCGGCTCTCGGCGTCCGCCGGTTCATCCTCAGCTCCACCGCATCCATGTACGAGGCCGGGGATGACTACATGGTCGACGAGTCCGCAGCAATCGCCCCGCAAAGCCCTTACTCGGCATCGAAATGGATGCTAGAACGCATCCTGCGTGACTTCGCCGCCACCGGTGACATGAATGTGATCGCGCTGCGCTACTTCAACCCCATCGGCGCTGATCCGGCCATGCGCAGCGGCCTCCAAGACCCCAAACCAACACACGCCCTCGGCAAAATGATCGAAGCATACCAAAACCAAGGGGTATTCACCATCACAGGTATTGATTGGCCCACCCGGGACGGCTCCGGGCTCCGCGACTACGTGCATGTTTGGGATCTCGCCCGGGCCCACGTGGCAGCCCTCCAAAACTTCGACAAGGTCATCGCAAGCTCCGCAATCGACGGCTTCGACATCATCAATCTTGGAACCGGAACAGGCACAACAGTGTTCGAGCTTGTCGACGCGTTCAAGGACGCCACCGGTAAACCACTCGACGTACAAACCGCACCCCCGCGGCTCGGTGACGTCGCAGGGTGCGCAACCCTGACAGCCAAGGCCGAACAGCTCCTCGACTGGCGGGCCGAGCTAAGCATCGCGGACGGGGTGAAAGACTCACTCAAATGGGCCGAAAAACTCCCATCCATACTCGCCCGCGAACAAGCTAATGCAACGGCAAAAGATCGTTAACTCGATCACCGGTCCGGCTTGGGTTTTATAGTGATGGCACGACGGTGCCGTTCAACGGGATGGGCCGGCAAATAAGCCACCCCACGCTCCGCAGCGAGGCTACCCTTGCCCTATGACGATCGGACCACAGAAACTCGGGCCCTACTGGCTGATCGGCGCCACCACGTTCTCAAGGATCGGCACCCTCGCCTACACCGTTGTGATGACGTGGGCGGTCAGCAAGGCCGGGGGCAATAACAGTGTGGGCTGGGTTAATGCTGCCGCAGGCTTCACCATCGTTCTCGTGGGAATCTCCGCCGCCTTCTGGCTGGACAAATTCGACAAACGAACCCTGCTTCTTCTGCTCGATGTCTTCGCGGCCGTGGTCTGCCTCGCCGCCGCTGCGGTACTGCTCTTAATGCCGATGAGCAGCGTTGTTTTCACCGGGGTGGTCGTTGCCGTCATAACATCAGCAGTCGCTAGTTTGTATTCGCCGGCCAGTCGAGCACTCATCCCATCAATGGTCCCCGCAGAAGGACTAGAGCGATACAACAGCGTTTACACGGGTTTTAGCGAAACCTCCCGCGCCGCCGGGCCAGGACTGGGCGCATTACTACTCGCGGTTGGGGGATCGGAAGCCTTTCCGCTGAGCCTCATAATAAACAGCATCTCCTTTATCATCTCCTTTCTCCTCACGCTTCCGCTCCCGGCGGACCCACCCCGCCAGGCCAACGAACACAAGCAAAAGGAACGTACATTCTTCCAAAGCGTTCGCGTTATCACCAAACATTCGATCCTGCGAGGTGAGGTACTAGGCTTGCTGAGTATCAACTTCCTTCTGCCGAGCAATACGTTCATTCTGTTAAACCGCATAGCAGAGACCGGTGCGAAAGCATCCATGTTCGGGCTTGCGAATTTTTTCGAAGCGGCCGGAGCGGTTACCGCAGCACTCACCGCCGCAATCATCGCAGTACAACTGCGGCGTATCCGTGCAAGCCAACTCATGGCACCAATTGCCCTGGCCTTGCTTTTATGCCTTACCGCTGGGATATGGGCAACCATTATCTCGCTGACGATTGTTACCGCACTCGTGACGGTTTACAACATCAGCCTCTTCAGCCAGCTACAACGCGAAATCCCAAGGGAGAAAATGGGCCGCGTCATTGCGGTCGTCACCACGAGCTCCGCAGCCTTGATGCCGCTCGGGAATCTAGTTTTCTCTAAACTCTCCACTACCATACCCACACACATGCTCATTTGGGCTACAAGCATCACCCTCCTAGCGGCGTGGTTGGCGATAACGATTGGCAATCGAAAACGCGGGGGATCGGTTTGAATGAAGCTCAGCTGCTGGGAAAGCATGCTCCCGCTCAACGTTGAATAGCTACGAGAGGAAGGAATAAGCTTCAGTGCAATGTATTGGCGTATTGGCGGGATTATAAAGGATCACGGGGCATGGAGGATTGTCAGTAGCAGAATTTTCACCCCACAATTCGGCTATAAATTCTAGATTCCAGAGCCAAATTTGGCCCATTTTTGAGAATCATGCTATAAAAGACCCAGCTCATTTAGGGTATTCTCCGCGCACGCGGAGGTAGTTCCTCGGCCAAATCCGGTCATGGCGGGGTCGCCGAGTATTCTCCGCGCACGCGGAGGTAGTTCCTGGATTGGTTGCTTCTAACCTATCAACCCCCCGTATTCTCCGCGCACGCGGAGGTAGTTCCCTTGTTCAATCATGGGTAGTAGCTGGTCTTTTGTATTCTCCGCGCACGCGGAGGTAGTTCCCGCGGTTTCCGCACCCTCAAGCGCGCTCACCGAGTATTCTCCGCGCACGCGGAGGTAGTTCCAGCTGAACCAGCATACCCAAATGCTTCAAGTCGTATTCTCCGCGCACGCGGAGGTAGTTCCCATCAGGCCATTCTAGCTTATAATAACTGGCGGTATTCTCCGCGCACGCGGAGGTAGTTCCCCCAAGCAAATTCAAATAAATACTATTCGCCGGTATTCTCCGCGCACGCGGAGGTAGTTCCGTTCACATTGGCGGGGGTGATGAGCTGCAAATGTATTCTCCGCGCACGCGGAGGTAGTTCCACGCACACCTTCCTTCAGGCCTGCATAAACGCGTATTCTCCGCGCACGCGGAGGTAGTTCCATGGGCTTGGCAGTGGATCAAGAAGTGTGTGAGTATTCTCCGCGCACGCGGAGGTAGTTCCGGCAAAGACGCTTGGGTCAATTCCTTGTTGCAGTATTCTCCGCGCACGCGGAGGTAGTTCCATCATGCTCGCTACCCGCCTCCGGGGTGAAAAGTATTCTCCGCGCACGCGGAGGTAGTTCCAGCCCAGCGTCTTAGGGTTTTCTTACCCGCGGGTATTCTCCGCGCACGCGGAGGTAGTTCCCAGTGGCCACCCCCTTACCAGCGTTTATGTTTGTATTCTCCGCGCACGCGGAGGTAGTTCCCTTCAAGCCGGAACGCAAACTGTGCGACTTGCGTATTCTCCGCGCACGCGGAGGTAGTTCCATACTTCAGGATCAACCAGCCAGGACACGCACGTATTCTCCGCGCACGCGGAGGTAGTTCCCGTTTCCGGTAGCAAGACTACGGGCTTCACGAGTATTCTCCGCGCACGCGGCGGGGGGTCCCTTCACGCCGGAACGCACAG